CTACTTCATGAAACAGCCATCCGAAACATAGACAACTTGTCCTTCCAATCGAATATCTCGCCCAAGAGCTTCTTCATCAATGTAGTTTTCTAATTCCTTGGGTACAGTGATCAAGCCTTGATCAACCCAATAACTTCCCAGCTTTTCATCCGTATCAACATCCGGTAGAAACATGACATCCTCAGCATTCTCCAGTAAATCTTCTTCTGACGAAAACAAATCTCCAATTAATTCTTTTGCATGATCTCGTACCTCGCTGGGTAATTCCGAATACTGTTCATATAATTCATTTAAGCGATCCAAACTATCGTATTGAGTCACAGTAAATGGCGCATCCGAATCCAAAATGATGGTTTCTTCTTCGGATTCATTTAAACCTAGTTTCGGTGCTATATCAGAGTAGTCTACTGGTAGGTCAAACCAGCCGCCTTGAATAGTTCCACTGACATATTTAGACAAATTAGCTATATATATTTGTGCTTCCATCGAATGCACTCCTTATCTAAACAAATACACTTTCTATCAGTAAGACTGATCCTTGATAAAATGATTCATTGACATATCGACCGAGATCAAGTAATTCTTCTTGAATGCTCTCTTCCGTCATACCATGATTAGTATCTTCACAAATAGACCGGCTTAATAATTGCCGCACTTCATCAACTGATAGAGAACTGTATTCAATTTTTTTGTTATACACTTCGATCACGCAGTTCGAATAAACGATCAGTGGCTTTACACCAATCTTCACAGCGATCAAAGCACTTTTCGGGACACTGAAAGAATAAAATTCAATCTGACTTAAATCACTTGGTTTCACCTGCCAACTTAACTCCTCCAATTTGAGTTCGTAACTTTTTCTCACCTCCAGCAATCGTGCAATTTCTTGCCATGCCGGATCACCCTGAAATTCACCACGTTCAAGAATTCGTTCAATCAAATCCATCGAATTATTGAAGACACTCAATGCTCGAACTCGTTGATTAATCGCTTCGATTTTTTCCTGACAGTGACTAATTCCTGAAAAAAGATAGTCCTTGTTATCCTCCAACTAAATCACCTCCTGATGATTGAAACCAAGTAAGATAGTTTTCTTTATCCTCACTCAACTCCACATTTTCAATCGTTGCGTTCACAAAATCTCTACCAGAAAGTTCATCGACAATTTTTAGTAGCTTTAGTGTGGGCGCTACTTGGGTTTCAAACCATCGTTCCGCTCGTTCGATCGAAAACTTTTCTGCTTTCATGGAAAAGTTCAACTCTCTGACTGTCCGAAACATTTTGGCCCACCGCTCATTCACAATTCTTGATTCAGAATCAAGCAAGTCATAAACCGTCAATTTGTCATTGATCAATCCAGCGCCGATCTCCCCTAAGCTCGTTCCGGTAATAAAGCGATCAATAATCTCAGTTGCTTTTTCAGCAGCGCTACGCAATTCGTAGCGATTGTAGATACCGTATTTTAGTAAGGCATCTTCCACTGAAATACGCTCACGATTGGCAATCTCATAGCGTTTTTCATAGAAGTTGAAGAACATCGGGGATTTTCTTGATCCAAAATAAAGGGATAGCCCCTTGTTTCTAGCTACCCCTGATTCTGTATAATATCCCCCATAGTTTTCAAATAATTTGAAGCTATCTTCGATCAGTCCTTTGTGTTCCTTTTCCAGAATAGAAAACAAATCAAAGTATTCGTCATCATCTCGCATCCACATTTCATCAATGGCAATATCGATCCGGCTGCATTGAACACGGCTATAGCAACTTTCTAGCATTCCTTGTTTTTGCCAAAGGTGTAATAGGTATTCCTGCCAGTCTGTTTTTCGTTCCTTCAACACCAGTTCATACTCACGGCAACCTTGTCCTGAGAATTGAATCAATACATTTTTCGTTGTTTCTTTTGTATGCCAAAACACCCAGATATTTCCTCGTACAGATACCTGGTCAAACATGTAGAGTCCTGTTGAACGGGTTTCAAACTCTAACTCATCCATGCCTAACACTCGTTGGATAATATCTTTAGGTGTTGCATCAAAAAAGGACAAGCGCAAATAATCGATCATGACTCTCATTTCTACCCCATGTTTCATGTAGACACGAAAATACTCTTCGAGCTTTTGTTTCACCTCTTCTGGAATCGGGCGCTTGCCTTGTTCCATTTTTTTGTAATAGGACAAAGAGATGTCCAGTATTTGTGCAAATTTTCGTTGAGAAACTGGCTTTTGTTTTCCAGTCTTCGCATTGGATAACCCAAATCTGTATCGATAGTTTCGCAGTTCTTTAGGCTCCAATTTTTCTACACCTCAATTAAATAACGAAATTGATTTTTTTCGACTCTTCAAAAAGAGCCATCAAACCTTTGGGATTATTGACTCTTAATTTTTGTGTCCCTTCAAAATCGTTGAAAAGGACACAAACGTTCATCTTCGATGAAGCCTTATATAGCCATCTTTGTTGAGCTTTTTTTGTTTCGTTATTTTATTTCTCCCCCCCCTATTAGATACTGGGGGGTAACGGTTTAGGGCAGGCGCAAGCGCCTGCCCTAAACCATCCACGCACACACTTGGCGTGTGCGTTTGCCCTTGCCATACGCGGCTGGCGCCGCTGCCAGTGCAAACGCCACGCTCTACTGAGTGCATGGCTATGCGGGCATAGTTTCCCCTCCAGTATCTACAGTGGATCATTTTTTATAAAATGTTTTCTTCAATCATCAATCGTTCCGCAAGATCTTCCGGTGACAAAAAGGTGGCGAAAATCGCAGCCGTTAACTCTTTCCTCTCTCCATTTCTCAACCGATGAAGCTTTTTCAACAATAAAATATCTTCTTCTGTCAGTAAAATTTGACTTACAGGAATCCCATTCCTCAAAATATCCTTTCGCAAGAAAAGATAGGTGGTCCGTTTTTCAATTTTAGCGATCCACGAATACAGTGTCCTTGAAGAGAATTCCGAATCAATCAACTTTGCGGCCGTTCGTACTCGATAATATTTTTCACTCACATGTCATCACCTCACTCGCTTAATAGATTACTCGATGGTAATATCACCAGCTTTATTCAACTTCTCTTGCCGCTTTCTCTGATATTCTTCTGAAACCATTTTTCTGAGTTGCCTTTCATCATCAGCACTATACATGTCATCCATCAATTTTTGGTCTTCTACAGTTATTCGTGCTGGTTCAAAACCCAGTTCGATCATGTGATCAAATTTGGCAAACTCCGTTAGAAAATCAAAATCATTCGGAACAAAGGGACTATACAATTCTTGGGGAATCCCTTTCCCAATATCTAAATAGCCCCGACCAACTCCTGATTTATTAACAAAACTTTTATTTTTATTTTCGTCGCCAAAGCTCATTTTATAGCCCAGCTCAGATAATCTTCCCAATGACACTTTTGCGAGTAGATTGTCTCGAATACCATTCGGCAAACTTTGAGCATCTGGACGCTGCAAGGCAATGATCATATACACACCAGCTTGACGACCTTGAAGAATTAACGGCATTAATACTTTTAAAACCCTATCCGTTTCTTTGTAGTCCAAGGTACTAAAAAATGCGGCCCATTCATCAATGATCACAACGTAAGGCGGCATGTCATAGAAAGCATAGTTTTTTCCCATAGTATAATTTTTGTGTTCTCGCATGTACTTGTAGCGCTTGATCATCATTTCAAAGCTGTCTTCTAGCAAGCGAAATATTTCTTCTTTTTCCATCACTACGTGTCCTTTAAAAGCTGGTAAATCCGCTAGAACACCTAAATCTGATTTCTTTGGATCAGCAATTTTCACCGTGCCGATTTCCATAAACACCTTGATTAGCGTATAAATGAAAAAGGTCTTCCCACCACCGATCCCGCCGCTAATAAGTAGGTTCGGCAGCTTGTCATATTCCCAAAAGACACCCTTCATGATTTCAATTGAGCCATTTTCTGCTTTGACCTCTCGAATAGACAAGCGGCGCTCAATGGTATCCAGCAATAACTTGTAGGTGACTAACATCGGTTTCCGATCAATCTCAACTAAATCACCAAGAAATAGTTCCTCCAATACCGATCCCATCATCAGAAATTCCTTATGATTTTTCCCACCAAGCTCGAAGGTGAAACAATCCAATGAATTCATTTTTTTATAGTATACCTTTGGTAATTGGATCAGTTCTTTCGAACCAGTTTCAGTTTTCACCTTTTTAATATCTACCAAATTGTTTTCAATAAGGTATTTCAACAACCATTGGCATCTTTGGAGCCTGCTAAAATAACTATCTTTTAATTTGGAATTTTTAATGACTGACATGGAAACGCAAATATTTGAGATCAGTAGTACTAAACAAAGTATTCCTGTAATCACGCTCTTTTGGAAATACCTCTGATCCCCATTTACCAAAGATATGATTTCTCTCTGCTTTGACCAACAGTACCATGCAATCATAGCAAATGATGGAATCGAGAGGAGAAAGGCGTACCATACATTTAAGTATTGGTAGTACAGTTGAAGCCTCTTTCCTTTGTAGGAAAATAAACTCATTAAGTGAACACCTTCTCTCTCAAATTTAATTTACCTATTTCTTCTTTTGGTCATTTACACCAATTTGAATTGCATCTGCTGCTTTCTTATCCGATTCCTTCTTAAATCCGTGAGCATAATTATTTAGTTCATATTACTCACGATCCCCATCTTAGATAGTAATATCCGAGATAAAATTGTTCCCTTACTCAAAAATTTTGAAAATAAAAAAGACAAGCTGAAATTAAACTTGTCTTCTCACCCTATCCAATTTATATTCTAAGAAATCTAAATCTATTAATTTTACTCCTCTTCAAAAAGAGAAAGTTGTCCTTCTGCTCTACCCTTCAAATACTCTTTTGGAACAGGTTTTCCTAAATTAACTCTGTCTGCCATTTCTGTAGCCAAATCTCTCATATTTTTAAAATGTATAGGATTACTTGGAAATTTAATCTTAGTTAGATTACCCTTCTTATTTGAATAATCCCAATCAAAGTACTCATTGAGTTCATACAATGACATTTCATTCAGGAGTTTATTCACTCTTTTTTTTACAGACTTTTGCTCTTGTTTGCCAACATGATCAAAAAAGAATGTTGGTTCAATTGAAAATACCTCTGCACAAACTTCATCTAAAGTAAACTCATTATTTTTTCGTAACGAAAAACTGGTCAAACAAGTATTTATCAGTAGTATTATTTGCTTATCAGGAGTGGTAGCCCCAATTCTAAAAACTTCATAAACATAGCTAGGATAGTTAATTGGAGATTCAAAAAAATTTGAGAGAGCTTCATTATTAAAATCTGTCAAACCAGAATTTCCTTTTGAAATCGATATTGGATCTTTTTCACAAGATAATGCTAGAACCTTGTATTTTTCCAATTCATCAACTATCAATTTTTCTTTACTTGAATTGAAAACATATCCTACTTGATGTTGATGCTCCTCAGGATTATTTGAAGTAACCCCTCCAATTAGAACAACATCTTTTGATTCTATTCCCGAATACTTTTCTAACTGTTTTTCATTGATGTTTCCCCCCTTACATTCTAAATGTAAGGAATCATTGTTTCCGACATTGTTGAGAACAATATCAAATTTGATCTCTTCTTTCTTTCCATTATTGTTAAGATAGAATTCTTTTTCTAGATACTCAATTCGATAACCAGCTTCATAAAAGATTCGAGGGTAATTTGGAATATCTAAAGCCATACTAGCAATTATATTGACCAAATCAATTTCCAAAAAGTCTTTTGTCATACATTCGATCCCCCACTTCTAAAGTTGCTAAAGCATCTATATAGTGATTAATGTTAGCAAGTAATCTCAGCACAGTGTTTCCACAAGATTCACTATTTAAATGAAAGATAACAAACTCGTTCGTAATATCAAAAGTAATACTGTTACCCATATTTCCGTTATGCATATCCACTGCATAAACTCTTTGATGTGAGTCACCTAAATCCATATTAGTTCCCAACAGTCTAAATGGTTTACTACCGTTAAAAACTACATTCACAAAATTCTTTATATTTATTGACCTACTAAAGCTTATTTTGAAAGCAGATCCTTCTAATAGGCCTTCTACCAAAGTTATGCTCATTTTTTCAAAATCATTTAGAGTTGTTTTGTAAAGATTTAGAATATTAAAAACTGAATCAATATGATAGCTGAATTGATTCCCTTTAGCTGTGATTTTGCCATTATAATAGATGTCATCTACTATGTAATCTCTTTCCTCTTGATCTTCAGTTTCATTCTGATCTTCTACAGTTTTTAGTGCTAGTTTGGTTATTCCTAACATATTTTTCACATTAGAATCCGATAGTATTTTATAAACTTCCTTAGCAGTTTCATTTTTAGTAGAAAGATCCAAATCACTATTTGAATCACTAAAGTCTTCTATATCCTTATTAAGAATATTTTGGAATTTCAAATTAATCCCAAAAAAATCTCCAAAATGTAAAAATTCTGAAAAAAGCATTCCTGGTATCCAAATGCTGTCAAAATTATCAAGGTTAGAGATTTTATTTATGACTGGATCAGTTAATGCAGTTTTTTCAGCCGAATGCACTATCATGAATCGTTCATCTGAAATATCTGCAAACATTTCGATCGTTTCATTGTTAATACGAATAATTGATTCATCTTCTAACTCAGAAATTTTGTAATTGGAATCCATTGCTCGCAATCTATCACTAAAATCTTCAACTCTATCATTTCGATTTTTCAAATCATAATCGTGAGTTTCAATTATGTATGATTTAATTGCATTCCTATTTTTTAAATACTTTGAAGAAGTAACGTCAAAGTTGCCAGACAATATATTAGAAAAGTTTTGATACAGGTCTCTCCTAGTCTTTATCATACACTTCACCTCATTTTGATGATATTATACCATGTATCAAAGAGTATAATATAAGAGGGAAAAAATTTGTTTACCTCTCTACGAAAATTGAAATATCATTATTTCATTTTTTACCTATTTCTTCTTTTTATCATTTACATCTGATTGAATGGTGTTTACTGATTCTTTTTGACCAAGTGCTTTCTTCAGCCCATCAGCATAGATATCAAGCTCATAATATTCTCGATTCCCGTCTTGTGCCGCAATGTAAGTCAAATGGAACTCTGGATTTACTAATTCAACCGCTTCACGCCATTTAAATGTCTCGATTTCAGCAGTTGGCGGGAACGTAACACGACTTGAAATTTTCTTTTTATCACCAAATACTAATTCCGCCCTCTTTTTCGTAATCTCACCTGTACTTTGTCTTGTTTCTTCGTCAAAACCTAGCGCTGGGTCTTCCAACGAACTAAAGCGAATTGCGCCTAAACTAGAAACGTCTAAAGCGTCTGTAATGTTGTTATTGTCTTTAAATTTTAAAACCATAGTTACGCACCTTCCTTAACTGTCGCATTAGATAAATAAAGCGAGAAATCTAAATAGCCATTTACTGAGTTGATCATACGTCCATCATCATTCGTTTCCCGACTTGAAATTCGAACTTTATCAGGAACCAAGTAGGCTTCCTCAAAAGCAATCTCAATTTCCCCTTCCGGCAACACCGCAGCACTTTTATCAACCACAATTGGTAAAGCTCCATGTTTTTCAGAATCCCCATAGAATTTCACGTAACTACCAAGAACACCGTTCACTTCTTTTGGTGCTTCTTTGAATTGTGTTCCTAGAATAAAGACTCTTCCGACCCATTCTTTTTTACTTTTAGCTTCGTTAGTTTCAATTTCTTTCCTTCTTTCCAAGAGTTTGTTTTTCAATGTATATGAAGAATCTTATGTTTTCTTTCGACAAAAAAATTGAACTGTAGAATAACAGAAAGACACACTCAAATATTGAATGTGTCTAATCTATACGTATTCAAATTTTTCTTTCAAGCTAGTAGGTCTGCTAACAGCTTGCTAACACTTTTTTGTCTTTTTAGTTTATTTGCTACCACAAACTATTAAATGTCAGATTCAAATTTTTGTTTTAAATCCCGAAATGAAGCTATTCTATAGCATTCTATGGGATAATAGTGAGAAGGGGCGCCTCTACTTCTAAGCGGACGGTCGGGGGTTCGAATCCCTCCTGTGATATCTAAAAAACCGCTAGAGACTTGATATCAAGCGGTTTTTCTTTTATCATGTGCCAATTTTGTGACAAGCCACTTCTAGCCATTTCTTCTCAATTGAAATCTTACTCTAACTGCTATCTGTTCAATTATCAACGAAAAAATAATGGCTAGGATAGTTAAAGCTATTGAGAGTAAACATGACTCAATCATATTTATACTATTTCTATTAATATGATTGTAAACTACAAAATATATTATTGGATGACAAATAAAAATATATAAAGTATGTTGCCCTAAATAGTTTAAGAAACTTTTTCTATTCGGAATTAATCCTAACATTCCGGTTATTGCTACGATGCCAATAATGTACTGAAATAATTCTTTCAATAAGAAAATATACTTACCATCAGAAAACTGTTGAAAATTAATATACCCGAAAAACATTTTCATCCATTCATTTGCATTATGTCCAAAATATTGAAAGTTGACACCCAAAAGTACAAATATCAAAAACAACAATAACAGTTTCATTTTTTTCAACTTCACTCTGGCTTTCTCAATATCTTTCATTGTTAAAAAGTGTCCTAAAATAAAATATGGAGCGAATACAATAGTCCTCGCATAAGCAAGATAATTCCCATCAACATTGAAATTTTTGCATCTGATAAGTAAAGCAAAAATAATGGATACAATTATTACAAGGATCGGTTTAAGTCTATACTTTTTAACAAAAAATGAAAACAGATACCAATAAGTTAAACTTAAAAGATACCAAACGTGAAAAATTGGAGTGGCTATAATATGAGCTCTAGGAATCCACGGATACGATGTTAATCTCACTACTAAAATATAAATCAATTGTATAACTATATATAAAATTCCAAACCTAAATACTTTCCTTAAGTTTACATTTTTTGAGAACAAACCATTTATAAAAATAAAGGCTGGCATATGGAATGAATAAATTAAAGTTAGTACCCAATTATTTTCTTTTGTACTAGCTAGTAACATGTGCCCGAATACTACTAAAATAATTAAAAAACCTTTTATGTTATCAATTTGATGATCTCTTGATTTCAATACTTCGCCCCTATTCACTCTCATCATAGAATTAAAAAAAATACTCGTTTATTTAATAAAGATATAGTAAAGCAGTAATTAATTCAATATAGTTTTTATTTAAAATGGAGTATCACGGATAGCATAGTCAAACTTATTTAATAACAATCAAATTTAAAAAAAACTCTACAGCCAACTAAGGCTGTAGAGGGGATAGTTTACACGTCTAAGTACCAGCGCGTTTCGGTTAGATCGTTAAATCCACCTTTAGTGTCACCTTTCGGGTCATTGGTGCTTCGGATCATGATAATGATCGAATGGCCTGCAACGTCTTTTTGATTGAATTCAATTTGGAACCCTGCAGTATCACTGCGGTTGTAAACCTTCGCTGCATCCGCGCGCGGTAGATCTTTTAGTTTGATACGCTTAAGTTCTTTGCCTGTTGTCCGATCAAGGATGAAAGCATACTGATATTTGTGAGTACGAGTACTCCATCCTTCTGCCTTAATCTTGCCTGCCATCGCACCAAAACCATCCACGTGGCCCTTATCGTTTTTGACTTCCATGACTGAATAGTTTTGTCCAGCACGGTAGATATCCGTTGTTTCGCTAGGATTAGGATCAGGCAATGTCGTATATCCGTTATCAGTGATACCCGTTAAATCAATGTTCCCATCTAACCCACCACCAACATATGTGGATGTGAATTGATAGATGCCAACACCATCCATACTAGGAAATACGGACCACACTGGATATGGAGTAACGTTGTAATTCGGATACGCAGCCATCCATAGACTATCTGGAAACTCCTTGATAATCCTTTGGTAATCAACATGCTTCAGTGTAAATGGTTTATAGCTGTAATACATCGGAGTGTAGCCTGCTTCTTTTATTCTCCGCATACCATACAGGATCGTTTCGGTATTTGCTGCTTTCTCGGATGAAGAACTAGTATATCTACCATAACCGTCAGGAATAGTCGCCAATGCTCCATGTTCGAAATCAAGAGCAACAATTGATCCACGTGGTGTCTTCACCTTTGGCAAAAAATAATCCATCGTAGTTTTCGCAATACTCATGTTTCCCCAAGTATCGAACCAGATGTAAGTATGCGCTCGTTTTCCTTGAGCTAAAGCTGAATTCACTTGGCTCTCATACGTCCACTGATTGTAGAGTCCACCAGCGTTGTATCCGCCAATCTGGCTAATACTGAATTTATCATGAGAGTAGCCAAATTGGCCTTGTGCTCCTTGATAAACTGCCCAATCGACCCCTTGATCTCCTTTAGCCGCATCCACATTCATTGGGAAAATTGGCAATAAAAAAAGAGCCGCAACTAGGCTCAACAAAGTAATTTTCTTTTTCATCTAGTCCTCCTTATTCGTTCCATCCGATTTGAAACTATCCAAAAACCGCTGAAACAGATCCGTAGTGCCACCTAACTTTTGGTAATTTTCTAAGATAGATTTCAATTCCATCAACAGATATCCCACATAAAGTGTGTAAATCAGAGCTGTGCCTGTTGCTCCCGGGATAATCACTGACAAAGGAATGAAAAACATCAATAGTATTACGCTTATGATCTTCCTCAAAATTCCATTAATCCCAACCTTGGATTTAAACTCTATATCGGGATTAACCTTAGCCGCGATCGTTCCTGTTAAGAAATCAATCACCATCGCCGCGCAAATCATCGCCAAAATAAAGAGAATTTTCTGATCCTCGGTCTCCAAAAAGTGTCTAAAATAATCGAACATGTCCATTGTTCCGCCTTCCTTTCAATAATAAAAAGCCCACTCGAAAGTGTGCTAAGGTAATAAAGAATTAGTCTCAATCAAACTAACCCCGTTTGATTTTAGTCGACTCATATCTGTTTGAGATTCAACATTGTATACGTGGATGAAATTTGTTTTTCTCCTGCATTTTGCTATGAAGTCATTTGATGCAATGCTCAAAGGCATGGATACAAATGCTTTTTTATATGCTGATATTTCATCAAGAGCCTTTTCAGCCTGCGTTGTATTATCAGTCATCCAAGTTACACATGCATCTGGATACCTGCTAGTAAGATGATCTCTCTGAGTTTTGTTTGTCAAAACAAAGAAACACCAATCATAAAGCTTGTATTCTTTGAGTAATGTTATAACTTTTGTGATAAATACGTCGTCTGTCCAATCCCATTTTGAACCATCAACATTGATAACAATTTTTTGCCCGGCCAAAACTTCCAACGCTTCTGCAAATGTAGGGATTTTTAACGTTTTGCTTGCTAGCCCCGGATAGTTATCCGTTTTTAACTTGAACGTCTTTAGTTGTGCCATTGTCATATTTTTAGCGATACCTGTTCCGTTTGTCGTTCGGTCAATTGTTGGGTCATGCATCAAGAAAATTTGACCATCAGCACTCATTTGTATATCAATTTCAACTGCACCATAACCACGAGCAACCGTTTCTTGTAGAGCTTCAATAGAGTTCTCTGGTGCGAAAACGGTCGCTCCTCGGTGAGCTGAAAGCCGAAATTTATCAACTTCCAGCCACACTGGGAAACGGATCGTCTGTATACCAAGACCCACTAACCCAATGATTTCCAGTAACCTTATTCCCGATTCTAATGAAATTCGAAGCACGTCTTTCAGCAAAAGCAACCCCTCTGTATTCATCAGCATTAACATATTTTGCCATCGCAAGAGGCACATTCCAAATGAAATCATCAAATTCCGTGCTCAATCTAAACCCTTGAGGAATTTTAAAATAACCTGGTGTATAAACCCCGGTTGATTTATTAAAGTTAATTCGACAAAAGAAGTCTACTCGATCGCCGCGTCTTTTAAATACAGCCTCTAACGCATCTATCCAAGTAGCTGCATTCGCATCTGGAACCTGTGATTTATCGGTGATTTTGTACTCAGCCACTTTATTTACGTTATCGACATACAAAGCTACAGCCTTTGGTGTCATCAATTTATTATCAACACTAGGATCAATGGATTCTGTTTCGTCAGCTGCGCTGTAGTTAGGAACATTACCTAACCCAACTTTAGATTTAGTTAAATCAGTTAATTTTGCATAGGTAGATTCTACTTCTGTTTTTTTAGCATAGGTTTGGTCTACAACAGTTTCTGTTGCAAAAATTTCATCGGCTTCCTCTTTTGTATAGACGCCCAACTGATCTGCATCAACCTCATGCGGATTGTTTTTATCTGCAATATGATTGTCCAAGTCTGTCTTGTTTGCTTTTTGTTCCAAGTCAGCCTCGTTAGAAAATCCTGACTTGTTTAAGACAGTTAATGGGTTCAATGTTACTTTTAATTGCACCCCGATATAGTCAACATTGATATTCGAAGCAGTAACACCATTTGAGCTATCGCAATATGCAAGTACATTTACAAAGCCTTTTGAATCAATAAAATTGCTATCATTGATTTCAACAGTGAAATCGGTGAATTCTGTAGCGTCACCTTGAATTTTTGTTGTATATGAATCCGTTGACTCTAAGAAAATACCGACTTTCAAATTTTTATTGTTTGGTGAAGAAGCTTTTGCTCTTGTGGTAACGGAAAAAGAAATAAAATTATCTTTGATATATTGAATTTTTTCTTCTACAGTCATTCCCTCAAAAATTCGAGGAGCCAATTGTTCAATGGCTTTAACGGTATCAAACTTATTCAATTGTTGCGGAATTACACTTCCCTGACTGGAACCAACAGAAACTCCTTGATCATCACGTCCTACCAACTTATTATAATTTTCTTGGCTAATTTCGGTCCAAGTTGCGCTTGTTTTTTTCAAGCTCGTTGCTGTGTAATCCGTATAAACAGAATGTGGATTTGCTGAAGTGTTTCCTGCAACCTTTCCGGCAAGGTCCATCATCTTTGGAACATCTACTGGACCGCTAAACAATTTGATTGCATCTGCATTCGTAAGTCGCGAACTGAAATCGGCACTCAAACGATTTTGCAGTGTGTTTTGTTTTATGCCTTGTGTATCTGTTCTCGCCTGTACAATCTCTGGATTACTATCGCCCGATTCTGCCACTAAGTCATCAAATTCGTTTCGCAATGCATCAAATTCCTGTTTATTCTGATTTGCACGTCCGATCGCTTGATTTGAGTTATCAACCGCTGTTTTTGAATCAGCGACAGCTTGATCGGCTTTTTTATTTGCTTCTTTACCAGCATTCTCCGCGATAGTTTTTGCTTCATTCCCTGCGGTTGTTGCTATTGTTTTCGCTTCTGTTGCGGCAGCAGAAGCCGCTTGCTTTGCTTCCGTTCCAGCTGTTTCGGCAATTGTCTTTGCTTCTGCACCAGCATCCGTAGCAATCTTTTTAGCATCATTAATTCCTTGGTCGAGATCAATACTGAACTGATCAACCTTTTTTGAAGAATCATTAGACAAGTCAATTGCCTGATTTATTTTTACACGCCCTGCATTTAGCGTATCGGTTTCTTGAATATGCTCTACTGCCAAGTTAATCCCCCCTCTATGCTTTAGAAATAGATTCGATCGTCATTTTTTGCTCAATTCGGTCTCCAAGCAAAATAAAAGAACCCTCCATGTTGTCGGATAGTTCTTTGAATAATTCTTCTATAGTTTTATCCGTTTCAGCGGTGAATTCCCCGCCGTCAATTTTTTTAACATTAATTAGCAATATCTTCTTCCCCTTCCGTTACATCAAATATTTCAACAGCACAAATCGTTCTAGGTTTCACAGTCAAGCTATCAGTCAATTTGACAAATTTTGTTGAGCTTGGTTCTTTTACAATTCTCTCTTGTAACGGTACAAGATCCTCTTGTGATCCGGTAATTTTTAGTAGAACCCCATTTTCTAAAATTAGTTGCATTACATACATTTAAAATTGTCCTCCTAGTTGTGATTGAATAAATACGCGACAAGTCACTTGCGCCTCGATACGTGCAAGTTTATTTGGCTTAATCTTGATCGTATGATTTCCACGTTGAATCTTTCCGCTTGATGTTTTCTTCAGATAGTTAACAATATTTAATCGATCTTGATTAGTTTCATGCCTTGGCAATGTTGTTCCATCAACTATGATATCGACGCTCGACGGAGATTCAGATGATTGAAAAATCCCCCATTCAAGAGGATGTGTATGTTCAGGTAGCACTACATTATGCTTATGAGCGGGAATCTTAACCGTATGTGTATGGTTTGGAATTTGTACAGTATGTGTATGGCTCGGTATATTTACACTATGTGTATGCGAAGGAATCGAAATGCTATGTGTGTGTGCAGGCACACTTGTATTATGAGTATGTGCAGGTACATTGATACTGTGCGCGTGATTCCCTGAAGAACTAGCCGTCCTAAATGTACCGCCTGCTCCTTCGGCGTATAGAACACCGCTGCCACCTGCAACATACATAGACTTTGTAGCTGGAGGTGTTGGTCCTGGTCGAACATTGAACATCACATGATCATGGTTTCCTCCGGCTGAACTGGTCTGCGTTGATCCTCCTCCGGCTGAACTTGTTTGTGTAGAACCACCACCTGCACTTGACGATTGAGTAGTGGCCCCGCCAGCAGATGTTGAACGAACAGAAGCCCCACCAGCACTACTCGTTTGACGACTCGCTCCACCTGCACTACTGGTCTGCGTTGACTGGCCGCCGGCCTCACTCGTAATTGTTTTCGCTCCTCCGCCTTTTACAGCTTTTGTGTACCCGCGATAACGTTTTGTTTTAAATGTAAGTTCAACAGTATTCACATGAAATACGTCATCATCCAAATAGAATTCAATTTCGGCTGGATAAGCCGATTCGCAATTATCTTGATATGAGTAATTCAGAATATTTGTTGCACCCTGCGAATAAGTTTCATTTATTTGCTGTTTACGACCAAGATCAGACATAGTTGTATTTATGTCATCCTTGACATTTCCAATCTCTAAATCCAGTGATTGTGGCGCACCAAAAACGTCGGATTTTGCTTCTTTTTTTATCCGCAGGTTGAGCGATCCGTACTCGTTCGTGTTGATCATCACAACCGTTCCTTGCCGCAATTTATCAATCTCTAAAGGTGTGTCCGTCAATTTAATCAAATCTGCAGCAGCGACTTTCCAAGTTACTTTTGGAATCGACCATTTTTTAAGCATATTAGTAGCATTATCTTTTAGTGACTGCGGCTGCGTGAATCGAAGATCCGTCCAAACATACTCAACAAGTCCATATTTCTTTATCGATTCTTTGTCTTCAACATATGGAACATTATTATTTACAGACTTTATGTTAATTTGGTTTACGCCTTCTCCAGCACCGAGAGGATACACACGATTAACAAGATTGTTCGGATCAATATCTATTTCAAACCCTTCCATGTTATAACCCTCTTGAATTCGGCAAACTGGTTCAGTTGGAGGTTTAACAAGTGATAGTTCAAATGGATAAACCTTTGTGTTCCATTCCCACAAATAATCTTCATCAAAAGCCTTAGGAATTGAAAATAAGGCATCCGCTAATCCATTTTCGTTTTCCCATGCGTAAGAAAAATATCTAGTAAAATCACATCGTTTCAGAATCCAATGTTTTGTTTTCTGCTGATTCAACACAAAATTAATCACATCGGCTGTTTTCTTATTTGTAATTTCAAAATAACCGAAAAGAACGCTGTCTAATAGCGTCCCTAAAACATGCGTCGCTGTATATTTTATTGAGTAATTGCTTTTATCCTTTTTCACCAAAGAAGGCATAATACGATACAAACCGATGTATTCATTCTCGTTATCGGTCAATTCAACATATTGTAAAGCTTCAATCATAGAATTTTTAGTATCGTAAAGTGGCATAGAAAATTCAATCGATCCTATTTCATTTTCTATTTTTTCATAACTGACATCATAAGCATTTTCGAGGATAGCCGTATATTCTCTGCTTAGATTCATTGTCATTAGCATGGCATCGCCTCCTACAAATACCTATTCGAATATTTAATTGTTAATCTAAAATCGCCATCTCTTCCTGAAACATAAAGTGGTTCTGAAGGATAGATATAAAAGTCATTCATTGGCCGTATCATTGGCTTATCGTTTTTAGTAATATTGAAAGTTTGAGTATCGATCTCAATTGTTGCATTATCGAAGTCGCCTAAATTGATCGTGTCACTTCGAGTTCGAATCTGAACATCACGTCCCATCCCCTCAATCGTGATTGAAGGTTTCACTTTAAGCCCCTCAACTGTTGGATATATCTCAAATGGCTGGGCCTCTTTCCCTGTATCGCCCATTAAGTATCCTTGGTGCTGCCAAGTAATAATATCCGAACCCCAGTAAGCCCCACCTTCGAAACGCACTGCCATATTTACTGCACCAGAACCAGTATTGCCTAAAAGATAGTTTGCTTGGAATGTAATGATCTCGGAACCCCACATGACACTAGTGGCATCTGATTTGGTGTATTTATAAGGATCTCCACATTTTATTGTGAAACTACTTATACACCAGTTCACTCCTGGTTCAACTTTATCAATTGTGGCTTTTGTTCCTTCAAAAAGCATTTCTGGTTCATCATTGAACCAAATTGGCACTTCTTTTTCCGTAAATAATGCAACATTTAGCTTATTAAACCTATCTCTAAACGAAGCATCATCTTCGGCTTTTAAATAATACTGAACGATGATCTCTCTAGCAGGAATTCTATTATAAATGTGTCGTTCGCCATCGCGAATTCCTAATTGAGAGTATTCGTTATTTGTTTCAAAAAGCTCCCGTCCTTGAACATTTAACGTCCGATAACCGGGAACAATGTCTTCTAAAAATTTCCCACCGATGTTCATTGCTTCAGTAGGCATTCCTTCTAAAGGCGAGGTTAATTGAAGTTCCATTAATGGAGAAATATTTTCTGTCACTTCCGTATCCCCCTCCGCCCGTCAGCTCTCTCTTGACGTTTTTGTAAAGCTAGTGCGATTTTATCTATATCAGCTTCTTCTCTGACAACAAACATAGCACCATCATTCATTCCACGGTAATCATATATTACTGATTCATTACCATCGTAATCATTTGTATTTGCATTCCGTTTGGCAGCCTCTTTCGCATATTTCATCGAAGCGTCATGAGGAATTACTTGTGATCCTGATGGAAGAACAACCATTTCTCCTCGGCCACCTTCATTCATTAGAGCGAAACCGCCTTGGAAGGATGTTGAACCAGATTGCAGATAAGGAATTGATCCGATGGAAACTCCTGGTATTTTGTTGATCACATCTATGGCGCCGTTAATACCGCCAATTACATCGTTCACAAATCCTTTTACGGAAGAGACTAACTCGCTAACTGCTGAAGCAACGCCATCAAATACTCCGCTGACAAACGAGGTTAACCCGCTCCAAGCATTCTGGATACCGTCGAAAATATTGGTGACCGTTTGGCCAACACCATTCATAACTTCACCGACAACCGCTGCCACATTATTGAAGGCCTCTGAGACAACTCCTCCGATCCCTCCAACGACTCCACCGATAGCATTGAATATGCTCGAAGTTACATTCATAACAGTATTCCAAGCAGCTGTGATCAAGGAAATTACCGAACTAAATACTCCAGCAACAAATGAAACGATTGGTGATATTGCCGCCATTACAGATCCCATAATTCCGGCAATAAATGAAACGATCGGTCCTACGATCCCCATGATCGTAGCAATTGCATTTCCAATGAACGAAACGATTGTTCCTATTGTCGAAATTACCACTGTCACAACGTTAACGACTACTCCGATAATGCTGGTAATGATTGGAAGCATTGCCTGAACAGCCGTGATAATTGCTTGGATGATAGACACAATCACTGGTGCAACAGAAGTAATGATGTTCGTTAAAGCCGCCACTATATTTACTATCACTGGTGCTAATTGAGTTGCCAGAGAAGCTATCAATGGGGCTATTGCAGCAACCAGCTGCATAACGACTTGTATTATTTGTTGAAATACCGGTAATAGTTGTGAAATCAAATTAGTAATTACCGGCACGACCGTACTAACTATTTGAGTGATTGCCGTTTTAATTGCCGTGATTGCTGGAACAAAAGCGTCTGCCACCGATTGAATTGTTTTAGTTACAGTTTCTCTGAAAGAACTGCTTGTCGCCATCAGTTGAACAAATGTAGCAACCAATCCGGTTAATACGGCGACCACAATCCCAACAGGCGAAAATAATCCGCCTACAGCCGTTGCTACCCCTCTAAGAATTCCGGATACTGGCAAAGCGCCTGTTGACAGTCTTGCAAAAACACCAACCAACTTACCAACGATTCCTGATGCAGTACCTACTACAGAAGTTAGAACCGGCATTACACCAGTGAATGCTGAGACAAGCACTTTTCCAACTGTCAGTAATGGTCCACTTAGCTTTGTTGCTATTCCAGCAAATAAGGCTATAAATACTCCGACTTGCGGTTGAATTTTACTGATTACAGGTCCGAGTAAATCTCCTAAATAATTAAAAATACCTTTGATCGATTCGAACCCCGATTGAAGCATTGGCTTAGCTTTCTCAAAAACAGCTCCTAGTTTATCTCCAACAAGGCTGGCGAATGACTGAAGCTTTGGAACGACTTCCGAAATAAAACTAGATACAGTCGCTTTAACGCTTTGAAAAACCTGCAGGACTTTCTCTCTAAATGCCTCGTTCTTGATCATTGCTGCGACAAAGGCAGCTCCTAAAGCGACAACAGCACCTATTACTAATCCAATTGGGCTGATTAAAAAACCAAATGCTGAGACAAGTCCACCAAGACCCATAATCATAGTTCCAACAATAACTAATACCGGGCCTAGTACCGCTAAAAGAGCGGCCCCTTGAGCTATTGTTGATTTCATGCTGTCAGGCATCTGATTAAATTTGTCGGCAACATCTCCAACCTTTTTGGCAAGCTCTGACAAGGCTGGCGTCTGAGTTCCCATGATCGACATCACTAAAGCATCGATTGATCCCATCATTGTTTCGGCAGCAGCGGATAATGTTTTTTGCATTTCAGCAGCTGTTTTTGACGCATCGCTATTCTTTTCGATTGATGCGTTCATTTTGTCGTAGCCGTCAACACCTTCAGCTAGAAGCATTGCCATACCTGATGCCGCCTCAGTACCGAAGATCGTAGCTAATGCAGCCGTTTTTTGAGCAGGGGTGTAAGATTCCATAGACTGGCCTAACTCGCCAATAATTGTTCGTAAGTCTTTAAATTTGCCTGCTCCATCTACGGCAGAAAAGCCGAGGCCTTCCATCGCTTCAGCCGAAGCTTTTGTAGGTTTTACTAAACGCTGTAGACCCATCCGCATTGTTGTACCTACTTGAGAAGCTTCAAGACCTTTGTTCATCATAATCCCTGATACCGTCGCAAGGTCTTCCATGCTAATACCTAGATTGTGTGCTGCGGGCGCTGCATATTTAAACACGTTACCCATATCAGCAACACCAGCTGCAGAAGCATTGGCAGTCCCTGTTAATAGATCAGCGACCTTGCTGGCGTCTTTTGCTTCCAAACCGAAACCATTCAAGGCTGATGAAACCGTATCAGATACAACAGCCAAGTCTTCTCCCGAAGCCGCTGCAGCTGACAAAACACCGGGCATCATGTCTATAATCTGATTACTGTCATAACCTTTTGCGGCCATTTCTTGCATTGCGTCAGCAACTTCCTGAGCATTTACAGGAAAATCAGCCGCTAACTGCAAAGCAGATTGTTTCATTTTATCGAGATTCTCACGTGATCCGTCAGCAATTAAAGCAGCTTTATTCATTGATTGTTCAAAGTCTGCAGTAGATTTAACTGCCTTAGCAAATGGCATGGTGATTGCGGCAGTCATACCAGCTCCTAATGCCGCCGTTTTGGCACCAAAGCCTGAAATTGATGATCCAGCACTAGAAACCTTACTGGAAAGAGTATCTAGTTTGGATTTCGCTCCATCAATCATTTTGTTAAAACTAGAAGCATCCCCTGTTACACGAGCACTTAATGTATAATCTGCCACCTAACCACCTCCACTTTTGGGAGTTTTGATCCCATTAGCTTGATATATTTTGTCAACCCAAGACTTACCATCCCGTTCTTCAACTTCAAGAACAATAGACATGGCTTCTTGGTTAAATTCTTTGTCAGCTCTCGCTGGCCGTTTCTTAAAGAGTTCTTGAAACCGTGAACCTTTTTTACGAAGTGCGTTCGTCACAGCGTTAAATACTGCATCACGAATGTATGTAGTATCATTAATCGATTTCTTTTCGTGCTCTTTCCGAATAAATAGCTTTTCGGCTTCAGTCAGTTCTTGATATTCAGATTTCGAATAACCAAAATTGACAACAAAAAAAGCCAAGTCCATTTCATCTGAGAAAGGCTTGGCTAATTCAATTTTTCTTTTTTCTTCAGGAGTTGGATCACCGCCATTACCCCAATATTCGTAACTAATGAGGTCTAGCGGAATAAAAAACCTGCATCTTTTTGCAGTTTCTCAATGATAAAATTGTTTACAGTCAAAGCTCCATTTTCTTGAATAAAGGGTTCGAACATTTCTGCTGCTTTCTTTTGCTTAACAGCTTTCAAGTCTTTTGATTGAACTAATCCGAAAGAGAATAATGCTTCCATCATTTGTAACGACAAAACACCGTTATTCTGAACAACTTCTGCACTGATACTTTTTTTAGTGACTAACTCAATCGTTTTAATTTTTTGAGTGTTGTAACGTAATTCATAAATTACGCCATCAACTTCAAATTGCCCCTCTTCTAATTCTTGTTCTTCTAATAAACTGGCTGTTTCTTCATTCATTTATGATTTCCTCCTAAGATGCTGTGATAGTTACTAAACAAGTTGCCACTTCTTTTGAGGTCGAGGTAGCAGTTATAATCGCATTTCCCACTTTTTTACCTGTCACCCTACCTGTATTGTCAACAGTGGCTACCGTTACATCAGATGTCTTCCATGAAACAGTATCGGTTGACGGTTGTACCGTCGCGATTAATGACTCATTAGCATCAACAACGATTGAAGCAGTAGTCTTATTTAGTTTGATCGATGCTGTTCCTTCCGGCATTTGATTAGCTTCTGAATCCGACAAATCAACTAAAGCTCCCATACCATCTAATTTAATTGAATATGTCATTGCGTCATCATATGGAGCTTCTAAAGAATAGTCCGTTACGATCGCTAGACCACCGAACATCCCTGTTTTTGATTGCATGTCTAAAACTTTAATGCAGACCGGATCATCGCCATCAAAGTATTGACCTAAGACTTTATGAGACTCGTCATCTCGAACATACAATCCATCATTATCAATCGACCATTCTTTCATACCGCCAATTTTAGATTTCCATCCACCTTTAGTATCTTTAGATGTAATCTCGATCGAGTCTTTTGAACGGTTAATAGTCAGTCCTTGTTGTCCGGCAATTGCCAGTAACTTATCACCAGTCATATTAAAAATAGCTAGTAAGATGTTCTTACCAGCTACTGCTTTTGTTGCTGATTGTGAGAAATCACAATACAATTGATTTTCGAATCCTGTTACTTCTGGCATATTTACGCCCTCCTAAATTTTATATTTGAATCCATATGTAATGGTCAATGAATAACCCATTACTACATGTTTTGTTTTGTCTTCGTCATCGAGGATTCGTTGAGCTCCTTCTGGCTTTTGTAACAAAAGATCATAGCCTTCTGGTAGTTGAACCTCCTCTGTCATTGCAGATCTTATTTTGTCGACCACATCAAAAATGGGCTGAGAGGATTGTTTTCCATCAGCCCATCCATGAATATAAATTTGAAATTTATCCTTCCACATCGTTTTCGATGGAACAGGATCTAGTCCGACAATCTCAGCGTGTATAAATGGCCGATTTTGATTCTTTTCGAAATGATCAAAGACCGGTATATCATCGATATTCTTTTCCAAAAGATCAATGACTCCCGCTAGAACGTCGACGAATGATAATTGTTGAATCACGCTATCACTTCCTTAATTCGTTAATCATGTCAGCTTTGTACGTTTCTTTTTGGGTATCAACGTTTTTCTTCAAGAAGTATTGTCCTGGTACAAAACTGCCACCACCTCGTGTCATATGACCAAACTCAACATGTGGTCCATAGTCTTTACTGTATCCTGTTTCATCTCCAGTATAAGACATGGAAATTCGCAATTCCCCTTGATCATAAGGTGTTCCACCGGATGCCGGAACAGCTCCATTTTGATAATACTGATCTTGGCCACGAGTGTAGATATCTCTTAACTGTTTTCTTTGAACTCCTACAAAATCAGCATTGCCCTTCCTGATCATCTCAGCTTCCAATGCTTCAATACCGTAAAAGCGAATCATAAATTCAGAAGCCATTTAATCACTTCCCGTATGATTTTAAATAAACGATTCTCCAACGATCATCGTCTTCACCTTTGATTTCCTCGATTGAATATTGATCACCATTCAACTCAAGACATACGGCTTGTTCCAATCTACTACGACACAGTGTAGTTACTGCCTTTTGGAGCTGTTTGGAAACGATACGATTGTCTAGTGAAATTTCAGTTGCCGTCCAGATGGATTTACGACCCTCACCTACAAAAAAAGAACTTAGCTCATAGATTGGATTATGAAGTTTATCCTGTCCGATTTTTTTATTTTCAAATAATTCGATCGGGTAAAGATTCACATGAACACCAGCTTTCCATTTTGGCTGTCGTCTTCTTGATCTAATGTCTTTTTGTAATTGGAAAACTCCCTGTCATACTCGCTAAGCAGTCCATTCACGAAAGTGACACTCATAACATCCACGCCTTCGCTGGTTATGCCTTCATGATATTTACGTCGATACATAGCTAGAACCACATCAACAGCGATAGAATTAAAGGCCTCGGGAAATTCCGCAAGGCCTGCATACAATTTAATTCTATCTATTGCTGTTTCTGTATACTCAGATACTAGCTCAAGCTGTTCTTTCAATTTTGGTTCACGAATTCCTACTCGTTCAACAATCGTTTCTTTCGGTTCCTTAGTTTCGCTTCCCACATTGATCACTCCTAGCCTTCTCCGCCACCAGTTCCACCTGTTACTGGTTCTGTAATCGTAGTTTCGATAACGCCGTTTTGAATTTCAGCAAACAGCTGAACACCTTCAACAGCGATCGTTTCTTTTGTTAAATTGTTCTTAACAGTGTCATGAGTAACTCCGATCAAACCAGTTTGATCAGTGGTTAATTCAAACTCTGCTGCAAAATCAGAACTTGAAACATCTGCGTTTGCCAAAACAATATTATTTACTGCAGTAGTGTAAATTTTACCCTGTGGGATATTGTCGAATACTAAAACAGTTTGACTCAAGAATCCAGTTAGCAAGGTAAAACCATATGCTGTCGATGGTCCTGATTGAATGGGTGCTTGACCTAAATATTTTGCAACATCGGTCGCGTTAACCATTGAAATAATTGACACGTTCCCTTTAAAGAACTCCTTTGTCTTAGCCCATCCCATTGATAGTGCAGCTTGGAATCCTTCAACATCTTGTTTTGTTGGATTAGAAGCAAGGTAAGTAAAGAATTGACCTTTGATAGCTTCTTGGATTTCTTCCAAGATTTTTTCGTCAGTTTCGTTTATTGCAGCATCACTACCAACACGGCGAATAGATTCTGCAGAAACTGCTTTACGATATTTGTGCAACGGAACTTGGTAAGCAGGACCTTTTACTTTCTTAACTTTAGAAAGTGGAATTAACTCGCCTTCACCAACCGCATTGTCAGCTGCCATTGTAGTTTCATATCTGTATGTTTGAATCTTCTCATCACCAGTCAAAGTCATGCGCCGTGTAACACCTAAAACTTGCAGCAATTCCTCAATTGAATATCCAAATAGATTTACAAAATCAATGGAGCGAACTTCTCCAAGATCATTAGCCACTGTTAAACCATCTTCCGCAGCGAAAGTCTGCAGGTTCATTTCCATTAAACGTTCTTTATTTGTTTTGGACATGTTTTTCATGTATGATTCCTCCTAATTATCTAAAAAGATGAATGTTTTCTTTAATTGCTTTTTGACGCTCTGCCGGATTTTTAATTTCCATGATTTCTTTTTTAGTTAATTGTTTCCCTGGCGTCAGATTTACTTGTGGAGATTTTCCAGTTAACGCTTGTTTCATTTTTATTTCAGCAGTTTTATCGACTAAAGAAATAAACTTTGTCACAGCTTCTTTCGTTCCCTCTGCAGTCTCTTTAACAACAAAGTCAAGTGTTTCTTCATCCGCAGCAATTGAAGCCTCAGAAAGCATTTTAGAGGCTTCTTTAGACATAGCCGCTAAATTGTCTTTTTTCTCAAGCTCACTAATTCGATCTAGCAATTTTTGCTTTTCATGCTCTGCCTTCTCGTTTTCATTCATGTTAGCGAGCCGTTCGGCTTCTTTCTGTTTAGCTTCTTGTTCTTTTTGCCATTTAGATTTTTTGCCTTTGATGATAGAGTCAACCTCAGTATTATCTTTAAAGCCGTATTTTTCCTTTAATGTCTGAATTTGATCATCTGTAAGATTATCTAGATTTACTTCCGATTCTTCAATCGTTGTTCCTTCGCCGGTTCCTTCTGCGCTTTGTTGGCCACCCGCAGCACCGTTATCTTCGGCAAAAAATTGCAATCTCATAGACATTAAATTCATTTTGTTGTACATGGTGGTTTCTCCTTCCATAGCTTTTAACGTGGATCAATGCTTGCACTTCCATAGCTTTTAACGCCTTCCATGCCTGGGCAAAATAAAAAGTCCTATTTTTAGGACTAACTTCCATCATCCCGATTATCGGAAAACTACCTTCTTGACTAAAGAATGTTTCAACACTTCCGGATGGGTATTGGACAGTAACACATATTTGTTCAAAATCCTTGGCTTCTTCAAACACCCATGCTAAAAATTCTTCGTTAGTTTGACCACGCTCTTTTTTTCTTTTCGCTTGTTTGAAGTCCAAATGATTACCCCCGTTCATTATTTTCAATTGGAACTACAGTCGATCTGCAAAAGCTGTGCATTGGCGGAGCATTCAGGCCAGGAGAATAGTCTTTGAACTCAAAGACCTCTTCATTTAAGGTTTGGCATATAGTGGATGTTCTATTATCCATTATTGCTGAAAAACGATACTTCTTAATACCCTCTCGCATAAAAGCATCCGCATTCGCTTGGTTCGTAAAGAAGGCCGACTCAGTCCAAACGAGACGCTTTGCATAGAATTTCCCAACGTCCATTCTACGCAACAGACTTTTAACGAGATCGTCATAGTTGACTCCGGAAACAAGTCCATTTTTCAAATCGTTTGTGATCCAATTTCTTAAAGTGTCTTTGTTATCCCAAATACGATCTGAATAGTTCTTTTCATTGAACCATTTATTATCTAAAGCCTGTTTTAATAGCGAATTATTGATACTAAAAAAGCTAGACGTGTGCTCCAAATTCTTCATAGTGGACATGTAACCAAACTCATAGGATGAAGAAAGATATTCTTTCATCATAGAGTCCTCAATAGCTCCAAGTTCCGCTACTTTAATCCGAATCGACATTTCTAGTCCTTCAAGTCTATTCAGTTTATAAATGTTCTGTCTGACCGGCAGTAGTTTGGAATATTCAGGATGTTTACTTACAAAATCGTCAAAATTTTTAAATACTGACTCACGATCTGCTGCAGACATTTGTGACATTAGAGTTCGATATTCGAGAATGTCATCATTCCCATAAGCCTGATAGTAATAAGCGATCTCTTTTTGAAGATCGCTTAAAAGAGAGTCGTATTCTTTTAAGAGTTTCTTGGTAAAAGCTGCATCTCTTTTATCAAGGCCAGAAAGAAGCAGTTCTTGACGCTTCAGCCAATATTGATCAGATCGAGCCATCTAATCAACTCCTATCAATTCGACTAAAATTATCAGTTACGGCCCCGCCAGATTCTTCTTTCATTTGCTCCGCAGTCGCTTTCGGGTCTTTAACAGTAGAAACCATTGAAACGCGATCTTCCAACGGTAATAGACCTGCAGCTTCTTGTGCTGCTTGGATTTCCGAAAGTACATCTTTTGGAATATTTCTATGAAAAGTAAATTCTAAATTGAACCATTCCTCTGACTGACTTGAGGGTACGTTAGTAGGTAAGCGGAAAAGCATCTTAAAACGTCGATTCATTCCACTAGTGAACTTCCTTTCTGCAGCAAGAGCTAAGTTTTCCATTTCCTGGAGTTTAAAAAGAAGGCCAACGCCAGAAGCATTACCGAACGATTCACTATTTAAGTTGGTAACCATAGCCATCTGATAGATCAACTTTTCCAATCGATCAAGCAAGTGTTCTTGTGAACTGTCTCCATCAGGCTTTTGAAGAAATTCAACAACGATATTTTTAATTTGCTCTGGATCGTCAGTACCAAAAAAATTAATTATTCGGTTATCTCGAATTTTTTGCAGGCCATCTTTATCAAGCTGAACTCCCAAAATAGCTAAATAAGCATCGGCAAAATAATCGACGTCGTTAGCTTTTTCAGATAAGGCTTTATTAAAAGCATTGATCATCGAAATGACTGGTTCAAAGATACCTTGCCTTTCATCATTATTCACATATTCAATCACTGGAACATCTTGGTAATAATGTGGTTGATCATTGATAATCTGATAACCTTTCTCTCCCTGGATAAAATCATAAACTTTATCACTCGTATAAATCTCGCCTTGAAGTCTGTTATCCTCATTGAGATAGTAACGAACGGCAAAAAAAGGACGTTGTGCAATTGTGTCGTCGTACACCATAAACATATCGAGAGGTGAATTATAAGTGATACAAGTTTCCGTATTTTCATTTTGATAAAGAAATTCATATGCACGGCCATAAATTCGAACAAGCTTCGACAGTTCTGCATTATTATCGTCTTGATCATTTAATTTCATTAACCTATTCACCTGCTTAGACAATTCCGGATCTTCGTGTGAAACAGTAACAGGTTTCCCCATAAAGTAACCATTAAATGTCTCTACAACGTAACGTGCAAAGTTGGCCACAATTCGATTATCAGGCTTGTATGAGTCTTTTTCTTCTGCATCAACAATCGCATGGCGACCACGATACATCTTCCAAAGCATCTCATAACGGCTAATTTCTGCTTTGTGCTTGCTAATGTAATAAGCAAGTAAAGCACTATCGATCTCTTTTGAAGGATCGCAAGTCATAACCTTTGGTGGATCGAAAAATTCATCTTTCATCAAATTCCTCCTTTCATGAATTGAACACCAACAACTGGCGGTTCATAGAATGCCATCACGACAGCTTCTGCTCTATCGGGAGAAGGCAATCCCCTTTTTTTCATTTCTTTTTTTCGCTCAATCAATACTTTCCCTTTGGAAGTCATTGAGTAACGACGAATCGACAATTGAGCCATCAGATCGTCATCGTTGGGTAATATAATTGTCTCTAAATAATCTTCTTTAAACTTGCCGTACATCATCGAGATAATACCGTCATAATCCTTATTCCCTTTACTAGCAAAATTGATCGGATGGATAGTCAACCATTCCAAATCATCTTCATAGACAATTTCCCTAAGCCTATCAGTAACACCACCACCAACACCAGTATCATCAAGCTTGATTCTTATTTGATGATTTGGATAAAGCTCATGCAACCTATTCGATTCTTTTATTACGAGTCCGACCGTTTTCATCAAGTCTTGGCCTTGAAAGCTTTTCAGTTTCAGACAAATAGCCCCGATCCTTGAAGCCATTACAGTTTCATCATCGCCAAATCGAGCGACGTCAAGCCCTATATCAATTGGTGCATGACTTGGAATGTCATAAAGATTACGACTTAGATCAATAGCTTCATAGTTTTCTGGTAGCTCTCTATTGATCGCTGCCTCGACTGCAGTAAGAGATATCCAAGCATTTGGCTCTCCAAGAGGGAAATCGCCATCCACACGAACTCGAACAACATCAGAATCTTTACCATACCTACGAATTAACCGATCAATATTCTTTTTGTTGGTGCGAGACGAATCAAGAGAAGATACTTTTCTATTCACCCAATCGGCGCGATCCTTGTGAAAGGCATCAAAAAAAATCCCACTAGTTTTAGTAGGATTAGCCATCATAATTATTTTGTTGTTTTCACCGGATAACGTTCCAAGTATCGCCTCCATTATCCGATCGTCAATCCCTGACGCTTCGTCAACTACGAATAGCATGTTGTTCTCGTGGAATCCTTGCATGTTTTCAGGACGTGTAGCCGTCTTGGCAGTAGCAAACCATCGCTGTTCACTACCGATCATATAAACTTTAGTCTTTGTCCATTTTAGAATGTTCTTGATCTTTGAATCAACTAACCACTTTGCTACCTCAGCCCACAGAACCTCATTTAACTGTTGTTTAGTTGGTGCGGTACAAATCACCTTAGCATTACTGAAACACACCAGAAACCACAAAATAATGACTGCTTCGACCGATGTTTTACCAACACCTTGTCCTGATCTAATTGCTACTTGATCATGATCGCGAATATCATTCAATGCTCCACTTTGCCACTCGTCGGGAATAAACCCAAGGGCTTGCTTAGCGAATATCACAGGATTTTTACGCCAAATAAGAATGAGACGTTTCATAGCTGCTCTATCCATTGTGATCACCTAGTTCTTTTTCAGCTTCCGCCACAAGCTCAGACCAGTTGTTTGCATCTTCGTTTCCTTTGTTTGATCCACGCAATTCTTCGGTCTCCGCTTTCAACTTGTCTCGTTGAGCTTCAAAAACCTGCAGTCGTTTTTCATTTAATGAAATTTCTTCTAGCTGCTTAATTGTCCTGATCAATTGGTTGCTGATCCTAGTCAAAGCATCCTCGATACGAAGTATATCTTCGATTTTTCGAATAGACTTTTCTTTCATCTCAGTCATAGTGACCTGAGGAACTTCAATAGATATTTTCTTGCCACCCTTCTCCGAATCAACGTACTGCTTCCTACCTCGCAACTCATAGAGTTTTTCTGTTTCAACAAGATTCAGACCTTTTTCAGCTTCATTAATACGCTTCATCATTCTATATTTACGCATTGTTAACTCTTGGATATCCTGATTCAAACGATCAACAAGAGAAAAATCCGCTGAGTAGATAGCTTTCTCGTCATCACTCAGCAGATCAAAATAGATCGTTTCAAACTCGCCAGTCTTTAATGCATTTTTATTTCCCTTTGGCGGCGAAGCACGACTATTTCCCCGGTTTCCTTTAGCATTCTCATTCCCAACTGGAGCCCCTATTGAATTGGTAACGTTACTTTTGCCATTGGTAACGTTACTTTTAAAATAATCACCCCATTTATCTATAGATTTCCATTTTCTGATCTGAGAATCGGAAACGCCAAGATCGGCTGCAATATCTTTTAAAAGCTTCTCGCCATTGGAATCAATCCAGATTAACTTTGCTTGATCACGCCTTGGGTCTCTTTTTCTAGCCATCCATTCACCACCACCTCACAATCAAATAGAATTGAGTTTCGTTTTTCTATTTCTCAATATCTTTAAGCATCAGGTCCGCTTCAATCAGCAGCTTCAAATCGCTGACAGTGTTTAGCTTAATTTCACCTGATTGCAGGTTCTTTAACCATTTACCAAGTGCGACACGAATGATCTTTTTATACTCCTCGATCGATTCTGCCTGCTCTATGGCTTTTTCTATTTCATATTCCAAGTTCTCATCGTTTATACCTTCAAATTTCATTTGTACAAGCACCCCGCGTTTGATAGAATGCTAAAAGACACAGAACTGAGGTAAAAGCACGCGCGTGTGGTTTCTGTGTCTTTGGGGCTTGTGTCCCTGAGAAAGAGCTGGTGTTAGCGCACCGGCCTCTTTTTTATGAAATTAATTCTGCTTTATTCCCTGTTGCTTGTTCCCAACGTTCAATGATCACGTCACAGAAGATTTGGTCCAGTTCTAAGGTAAAACAAACACGCTCCAATTGATCACAAGTCATTAAGGTGCTTCCTGAACCACCAAAAAGATCCAAAACAACATCGTTTCTTTTGGAACTGTTTCTAACAGGTATAGCAATTAACGATAGTGGCTTCTGTGTTGGATGATAGTATTTTGTCGTATCATCCCGATTGACACGCCATACCGTCGCTGGTAAATCTTCCAACAGATCATCTTGCCAAACCGTTGACTGTTTGCGATCGCCATACCAAGCAGGAGCAGCTCCTTTTTTGAACGCATAAAACACAGGCTCATGCTGCCAACGATACTGGCTCCACCCAAATGTAGCGTTATTCTTCACCCAAATACATTGAGATCTAACAACAATCCCCGCAGCATTCATTGCGTTTTCAAATTCTCTTTGATAAGAAGATCCATGAAAAACATATATAGCAGCGCTAGGATTCATCGAAGCTGAATAGTTATTAAATACTGCAGTAAGAAAATCATCAAAATCACTGTCTGACATATTGTCATTCATTATCTTGCCGCGACCAGATTCCTGCAGTTCTTGGCTGTCGGATGAAACAGCTACGTTATAAGGCGGATCGGTCACAACAAGATCGGCTTTCTTCCCCTGTAGTAACTTGTCGATGTCTTCCGATTTTGTCGCATCACCACATAATAGGTAGTGATCACCCAGTTTCCAAAGCTGGCCAAGTTTCGTTTTTGGTTCAGGATGATCTTCAACAAACTGATTTACATCGAAATCATCTTCTACGATTGGTTTTTCAATATCCTCTTTGTAATCATAAGCAGCAATCAAATTATCTACTTCATCATCATCGAATCCTGTCAAAGTCACGTCAGAATCAATATCTTTTAATAGTATTGCAAGTTTCTCTTCATCCCAACGTCCAGAAATTTTATTGAGAGCAACGTTGAGAGTTTTTTCTTTCTTTAGAGGTAAATCTACAACAGACACTTCGATCTCGTCGTAGCTGCCAAGATATGAGGCCACAGCGACACGCTGATGACCTCCGATCAGATTGCCTGTCCTCTCATTGAAAATTGGCGGATCAATAAATCCAAACTCTTCAATAGATCGCGATAGTTTTTCAAATTCCGGCATCCCTGGTTTGAGTTCGATTCGCGGATTATAATCTGCTGGTTTTAAATCAGATAATTTCATCTTAACGATTCGCATTTATATTTATTCTCCTCACATGCTTTGCTATTTCTATTTGAATTTTAGGATCAAAAAAAGAAGCCTTGTCCTAGATAAATCAATTTGCATTGATCAATAATATCGGGATCGGCTTCTGTTGATAGTTCAATTATTGAATAGTTCTTTTTAATTTGAATCGAAATAACATTTCTGTTTTTTGGTCGTTTATCATTTAGAATGATGTACCAAAAGTTATCACCGTACTTTTCCACATAAAATCAACCTCTCTAATTAAAATCAAAAAAGCAGCCCAATAAATGAGCTGCCAGTTTCACGTGATTTAATCGACCAGTTAAATTTTATTGTGAGTAATCTAAATTAGGTGGTCGATCGCTTTCCTTATCTTTCGACACTACCATAATAACTCTGAAAATAGGTAGATAGCAGGTAAAAAGGAGGTATAAAAAGGGTAGTTTACGTGTATTATTTGAACCTTACTAATTCCAATGCAGAGGCGAACTGAATCAATATCACGCTTGATTCTTGTTTAACTAGTTCTTCGCTAACATGGCAACGCTCTGCGGTGAAATTAACAGAGTAACCATGAATGTATCTATCATAAAAAATTTGTTTTCTGCGTTTAGTTATATCCGGCTTAAATGGATGTTGAACTGCTGAAAAACCTTGCACAAATAATTTATGGAAGTAGGTAAACTCTTCTTGAGCTGTCTCATTTTGGATAAGTAACTGCTCTGCTTCCGGATGATTCACTGATGAATGAGTAGGAGGCACAAGGGAGAAACTGGATGTAATTTTAGGTTCTCTCGGTTGTCCCACTCTACTTCTCGATGCCAAATATTCACCTAAAAAGACACCCACGTTATATTTTGTTCTCTCCATATCAACATTTTCTTTAGCCGGCATTTCGTATTTAGAAACATCAAAAAGTGCCATGACCGCGATTCCCCCTTGTGATATACTAAAAATGCGAGTAATTAGTAAGAGCTGGAGGAATCCGGCTTTTTTATTTTTTCTTCTTAGCTGTTCCATTTGCTTTGGCTTTTTGCTGCAACCGACGCTTTTTCTTCTTAATCTTTGATTTTGTTTTTCCCATAGTTTTACTCCAGTCTTTGCAATCCATTTCATAAAGCATTTCCATGTAGCTGATCATTTCTTCAAGATAATTTTCTTTCGAAATAGTATCTTTGTATTGCGGTTCGGAAAGTTTTTCTTTCCTGAAAACATTCGCAAAGGCTACTCCGATATTTTTAGCATCAAAATCAATTGTTTGCCTATACTTTTCTTGAGCCATTTCTTCTGCTCTTTCAAATAGATTCTGTCCTGAATTAAGATGCGGTTCTTTTGCAGTTAGAAATGACAAATCATTTATTGTTACTTCATAGCCTGAATACATGCTATAAAGTATATTGTCAAAAAGATTCCTCAATGAAACAGGGCTTTCTGGATAGGACTCAGCTATCTTGTTCCAAGCTTGTTCCTCGGTAATCTGTGACTCTGATTGTTCATTCATCTTGCTAATTAATCGGCGTAATCGCTGTGAATCAACAACCGTCGTTTCGTATTCAGCACCACCACCGACATACATTGTTGTAAACTCGTTATCATTTATAAATCTATGCATTTTTGCTTTTTCCTGTTGGTTCATTTCATGCCTCCATAATTCGCTGAGATTGCGGATCTTTTTTACCGTCAGTCGTAGTTGTTTTAATCGTTTTATAAATATACGTGTTATACTGATGAAGAGCTGAAGAAAACAGTCGAAGTACATCAATTCAGCTCTAAGCCAGCTGCGGAAACAGCTGGTTTTATTCATCAATCCTCGGCATTGTTACGTTTTACTTACGTTTACCCACTTATTCACACTAATCTCCTTTTTGATGCTATGGTTATTAAGTACCATAAGGATGTGAAAACAATGATTAACTTTTATCCTGTACATGTTTATGTTTCTAATTATCGAATATACGCTTCCCTAGAAAAAGCGAACTTTGATAGTTCCCATACGAAGCCTATTAAAAGTCTATTTGCTGTTTTGAACTTAAAGGAAATCAAAGCAATGAAAATGAAGCTTTTCATCTATGACCTTGACATCAATAGTTTTGATAAAATGCAAGATGCGATAAACGATTGTCAAACGCAAATGAATAATTAATACTTACACTGAGCTTAGTACTCAGTGTTTTTTTTTTTGATTGGTGTTGTTACCGGAACTAAAACCCGAGCATTTTATTTTACTTTTATCTGATATACTTTAGTTATCAGCAAGACTTGCTGAAATACTGTTATGGTGGTGAAAATCATGAGTCTGAAACCATTCATTTATTTTTATGACTGTATACCCAATGCCGACGCTAGTCTCGTCATTCACATAATCCAATGTTCACAATTATCACATGAGCCTGACAGAGGCTACCTTGGTATGGCTGCTAGTCCTTCCCGTGCCCTTTGCCGAGCGAAAAAGGCGTTTCCCGAGAAATCATTTGTCCTTTGTCCATACTGTTGCAATGAAGGTGCCTTTGATACAAATAACAAATAATCGTTTCTGGGATAGGTTAATGTCTATCCCTTTTTCTATTCTCGGAGATCAGTTGTTTTTCTCTGCTAAAGGTGTGGTTACCGGAACTAATCTTTCATCCAAAACATCCACTTAATTAAATCTTCCTGTGTTCCGTTGAAATAAATATTTAGTTCAGCGCCTAGAATTATTAAAGCTCCTAAAACAAACAGAACGGCTCCAAATACTCGCCAACCTTTTTCACTTTTGTCACTTGCATTGAATAAGATATAACCCATAACAGCTACTATGAAGCCGACGATGGTATAAATTATGGTTGTTGCAATCATTCGCCATCCTCCTGGTTTGCTTGCTTCCAACTAAATTCTAATTTCTCAGTCGTGTATCTCAGCCTGAATGGGCCTGTTGCCTGCTCTTTGAGGAACTCGACACGTATACCTGGCAATTTTTCTTTTAATCGGACTACCGTTCGCGGATCACGCAGACGTCTATTCAGATATTCATCACTTTCTGGTAACGGTGTGGTCCGCCTTAACTCGATGAAATAACCCGAATATCCCTGCTGGGCCGATTTTTTAAATATGTTGGGAAAATCACTCTTTTCATACCAGCGTTCAAACCAAGTATCATATGCCTGAGTATTAGCTAAATTAAGTTCTTCAATTAGACTCATTTATTCAAATCCTCCTACGAAATAAAATTCTCCTTCTTATATCCAAGCTCCAGCAAAAATTCTTCTCGCTGGTTGAGTGCCGGTCTGCAACTGATAGTTACTTCAATTCCTTTTGCAACCTGCTGCGCTTTAGAAAGGCTCGTGTAACAAAAACAGTGATTCGTCTCATCGACAATAATCGCTGCTACTCCATCGTGATAAATCCGATACATTTAATCACTCCATTTTAATTTTTCCCTTCTCAAGCAGATGCAGATAAAGCAATCCAACATCGATCACTTTTTGGTTCATCTCGATCGCAACTTCTGAAGGTTTAAGTCCTTGGGAAAAGAGCGAGACAGCTCGCTCTATTTCCTCGTTGGACCAAATCCATTTCGCTTCTTCCAATATCAAAATCCGATCCTTTTTATTTATATGGATCATCTTCCGGATCTTCGTCATCCGTTTGATCATCAGACTCAGAATTTTCAATTTCCGCCGGTTCATTTCCGTAAGGATCTGATTTACCAAGTGAATCACCATCAGTTTCTGCATCAACTCTAGGAGCCTCTTCATCATTTGAAGATGAACTTTGGTCAGAATCTGGTGTTTTTGTTTCCAAATCAGCCGATTCCGTTTCATTTTCATCTTCTGCATCGACTTCCTCAGCGTCAGAATCTTGGAATACTACTTCATCTCGAACCTTATTCCATGCATCCGCAAACGGAGCAAAATGTTTCCGAGCTTTTTCGATCTCTGCCAATAGAGCGGCGTCAGACATTTCATATGCATCAGCTACTTCTCCTAGATCATCTCCTTGGTCTAACCGAGAAATAACATCACGAGGATTAATGATTCCTGGGAATTCAATCGAATTAGATTTCATGATGTATTCATCAATCAAATCTTTATCAACTTTCTTCTCGATTTCTCGAATATCAATGTTGCCTTTTCCATCAACATCTAATTGGGTTTGTTCTGTTTCCTTCATTTCTGCTGTACCGTCAGGATTGACGATCCATTCCTGAACGGGTTTATTGGTACTACGATCAAATTTTTGAATATAAGAATAATGATCAGGCAACATGGCCACAACTACCGTTTTTCCTGATAATTTTCTTAAATCCTCGTATTGACCATCCAAAGAGCCGTTCTTCACCTCTAAAGTAATCTTGGTCAAATCCTCGCTTGCTATATTGATCGACTTGATTGTTGGTTTAAATTCAATTGACATTTATTTGTCCTCCTCGTTTTTGATGTCTATCATGACGCTCGCTATTACGTCTACAGAATCCGTTGACGTAGACACATGCAGCGTTTTACCTTTTTCGTATTGGATTGCATCGATAGTGACTTTTCTAGATTCATCACCGTGAATTTTCGAAATACCATTCAAGATGGTTCCTAAATCACTGATTTTCATTAATTAACCTCCTAAAACACGACGTGCCACATCAGAACAACTATCTTAACTACAGCCATTAGAATAGCGACAAAGATCACTAGTCCAATTGCTAAAGTGAGGCAACCGCCCGTTGCTTTGAATAAGTCTTTTATCATATTGTCCTCCTAATAATTCGTTGCATCTTTCCAGTGATAATCAAAATTGGTAGTAACAAACGGTTTTTTATCATTCAAAGGCTTCGTAACGCCTTGAGTGATCACTTTGAAATCATTCTTCCTGGTCACGACCGCTTCGACCGGGTGACCGTGAGTGATTGCGAATAGCCGGAACCGCAGCTTATTTGCCTGATCAATTCCATAAATACCGAAGCTGTTTTTCACGTCGATCACATGCAGCCATTTTCCGGCATGGTCCTTAATAATGAAATCCGGAGAATAGGCAATTGCAGATATTTTCCCGCCGCCAGTTGGTAACTCGGTCAACTCCGTCAATTTGAATCGTGGATGTACTTCAAACGGTAATCCGCAGTCGCGAACGAACCTGATATAGAATTGAGCCTCTTTCTCTGAATCAAAGGTATATCCGTCAATGATCACTTTATTTCCGCGCTTGTTTAATGCTGTTGGACTATTGGACATTCAATCATTCCTTTCGCATCCAAGCTTGATTCGCCTTCTTAGGTGCTTTTTTCTTTTTCGGTTCGATTTTAGTTCGAACAACTTTTCTATCTTTTTGGTCTATGACTTCGACGACTCGACCGCCGCAGACTGCAGCAACAGCATCTGCTATCTCATAATCTTCATGATGTTTCGCATGAGCTAAACTGGGTTTTCCGTCGCCGCGACCATCGAGGTAACACATTTTCTTTACAACAAAACTCAAACTGGATTCCTCCTTTTGTCAGATGTCTCTGTAAAGTTCAATGCATAGTCTTTGCCGGCATTATTCATGATTCGAGAAAATACTCGCTCACCATATGCATTGATCAATTGTTTAGATGAAAGGTTGGTGGTGAATATTGTTGCTTTGTTCAATCGAGCCTCAGCAAGTGAAGTGATAATATCGACATCATAGGGAGTCGCCTTCTGGTTATCCTCTAATCGACCGAGTTCACTTCCAAGATCATCAATCAGAACAACATCACTGCGTTTGATTTCAGACATCAGCGTTCCTTGAATCTGCTTTTGCGCTTCTGGATCACTCATAGCAAATTTGAGTTGTTCCAACAATTCGCGATAACTTACAACGGAACAAGTAACCAAATAGCTAGTTTTCTTTAAAGTAAAATTTAGAATGCTCATACCTAAATGAGTTTTGCCTGCTCCTGGTGAACCAGTTAAGATTGCGTGGATAGGATTCCCATTCACAATCTCTGCTGCCCATGCCAAAGCTTTTTCCTTTGCTAATCGGGTTTCTTGGTCCATAGTTTTGAAGTTTTCAAAGTGATTTGTAAAAATACTCTTGTCTGTAATGATCGAAGTATTATTTAGTCGTGCTAACGCGTCTTTCATTTTTGCTTCGTCAAACATGACACGTTCTTTTGCTTGATTCCGTTTAGTCATTTCTCGATGACCGCAAACGGTGCAAACAGGTGCACATCTCTCTGAGCCATCAGCATTTGTGTTTTTCCACTTTCTCATTGGCCCGTTACACTCTGGACAATCACCGACGATCACCAAAACTTTGTCCATCAATTTTTCGATTGCAGTTCCTAAGTTTTCCATTACCAGTCAAGCCCCGTTTCCGGAAGTTCGTTATCAGGAGTAGAACGATTATTTTTATAACCTGATTTACTTTTTTCAAACTCAGAATCTAACGCTTGTACATCTTCCATATTCTTAACGCCTTTTGCTTCCCATTTTTTTAAAATCCCCTCAGTATATTTAAAGGATCGTGATCCCTTTGACCGCTTTAGTGCCTCAACTAGTAACTCAGGGCTAAGGTCCTCACACCAATACTGAATACTTTGAACATTGACTGAATTGAGAACGCCAAACGTTTTTTCGTAAAGTTGAAAAATTTCCTTCATGACTCCATCTCCATCATCATGTATATTCTTTTCATTCTTATCATTCTTGTATGTGGACACTTGTTGGACAGTTGATGGACGACCGCTGGACACTTGTTGGTCACTGCCTTGGTACTCGTCCCACTTATTTATTGATATGACGCTGTATTTTGTAGTTGATTTGATGGACAACATTTGCTCGTTTTCAAATCGTTTTAGCCATCTCCATAACGTGCGCCCGACAATTTGTCGGTCACGCGGCACTCCCTCATTGAACTCTTTTTCGATAACGGCGCGCCCTGTGACGAATTGACCGCTGGACACGGCTATTTCTTGACCGTTGAAAATGAAGCGACTTTCTTTGTGACTGGCTTTCGTTAAACAGAGAATCCAAAGCTTTAACATATTTGAGTTAGTCCAAACGAATGAACCAGTCACTTTTCTATAAAGTTTTATATAGCCTTGGTTCATCCGATCACCACCTAAGCTATATAGACGGGAACTCCAACAAGCTGCTGGGTCTCTTCTTTAAATTGTTTTTCAATACTGTTTGAATCCGAGAGATGGAGAAGCCAAACTTCTTGAAGTCGACTTGATTTATTCTTCTTGATAAAAGATTTTGTTTGCTCAAAATCAAAATGACTTTCAAGTAACCTAGTCTTTCTTTTAGCGTCGTAACCACTGATCATTTTTTCATCGATCACATCTTTTGAGTAATTTGCTTCAATCATCATGTGAGTCACATTGGGAAAACGATATTTCACATAATAGGAATCCGTAATGAAAACCAGCCGATCTCCTGAAGTGTTGTCAATTAAAAATCCGCAGGGTTCTGCTGCATCGTGTTCAGTTTCGAATGGAGTCACGTACCAAGTACCCACCCTCGTCGTTTCTTTGTATTTCAAAAAGCTAAATCGATAATAATCATTAGCCTCTAAATGGAGAGCTGAATCTTCTGACACCCCTTTGAATGTACCTTGGGTAGAAAAGAACTCAATCGAAGTTGAATCAATAAGTTGCGGTACATATTTACAATGATCTCGATGCTCGTGACTAATTAAGCATCCAACCACTTTTGAAAAATTGAACCTCATTGCTTGCTGAACTTTCTTGAATTGGACACCAGCTTCAATCATTAGTTGAGAATGTCCATCGTCAATTAGATATCCATTACCGCTACTTCCAGACCCAAAGCTTTTTATTTTAAGCATATGGATCAACATCCTCAGTTGGTTCATCAGAATTGAAAAGCTCCGGCTGTTCTGGCTCAATTTCATCTTTCGATTCTGTCGGTATTTCAACTGGTCTCGGATCAAATACTTCGCTATTCGCGTTTTCATTGATTTCTTCGATGATCTCCGCTTCTTTTCGTTCTGAGTCATCCTGATACTCGTTGGCAGTAGTGTTATTGATTGCTTCAATGAGTAAATCACTGTCGTCGCTAGTGTTAACAAAGGCTTTTGCTGCTCGATTGATTACTGTACGTTTCGCCATTTCTTGAGGGAAATCATTCTGAACATTTTTGGTTTTTGCTTTACTCCAAGACTTATCAATTTCTTTCTTGGTCATTGTAGTGAGAACTTTTTCACCATCGACTTTTTCGATGATGCAGTAGGCTCCAAGTATTTTGTTATCTCGATTAGTAAAAGCTGTTTTGTGTTCTTTAAGTGTTTCGCGACCACCGACAATTTCAATATCGAAGGTGTCACCTTCGTAGATGACGTTTGCCCAGATGTCTTTAACATTGGCAAGACGTTTTAATACAGCTTGGGTTCCAAAATACGAGCGATTCAACTGTAATTTATTCCCATAGACAATGAAATAGCATTGTTTTTTTGCAGGACTAAGGCCTTGCACAACCATATCTAGCAAAGTATTAGCGATTGAATCTTTCGTGCAAACTTCCAGCGCTGGTTTCTTGTTACGATCTTGGACTTCCTGTAACTCGAAGAACGCACTCTTTAAAGCATTCGCTGACGCATAACCAGCTGGCAAGTGTAGCCCTTCGTTTTTTAAAGCCGTTAGCTTACTGTTGACTTGATCCGTAATATCTTTTTGAAGTAAAGCCGGTGTGTTTTGATTAGTCATTATTTTTCATCCTCCCAAAGCAATCTATATGATTCACGTTGAGCGCCCATCATATAAATAGGATGTTTGTGAGCCCAAGATTCGAAGCCTAAGCTTTCCAATTTATCTTCAACATCTTCATAGATGGTTTCAGGGTTTTCAAATACTCCTAGAAAAACTTTTTCATGATTTACTACTGCATAAACAAACATTTTCATTTCCTATACCTCTACTTTCAGTTTTTCATCTTCTGTTACTTGTAGCTCAATCATTTGCCCCTCAATTGGTTGTAGCGTATTTACTGACTCGGCGTTATCGACAAAGACTGGCATCGTAATTCCAAGCTCCCGCGACAACGTGCGGATAATGTCAAGATCGCAATTGATCCGAGCGCCGTTGTTCAGACCGCTACTATACTCAATGCCTTGATAAGTTGCTTCGCACATTTCTTTTATACCTTCGTTTTTCTGGACATCGAAAAGTTTCCATTTAATGATTGAGAAACGCTCATTGATTGAATCCTCGATACGTTTCACTTTGCGGCGCGTAAACTCTTCAATAAGCCATAATTGTTTCTCTACTTCTTGGTTCTGTTCCTTAAGCGACTTGTCCTGTTCCTTTAACTCATTGAGGCGAATATCGTAAGTTTTCACCATCTCAAATTTCTGCATTTCTTGGTTCAATCCAGCAAGGATCGTTTTATCTGATTGAATATCAGATGATAGTTTCTCTACCTCAGCATTGGTATCCTTATTAGCAGCACGTTCAATAGCGATCTCTACCTGAGCCATTTCAGCATTTATGTCTCTATATACTTGAGAGTCTTCGAACTCACCATTACGTTTTTGTTCGTAATTCAATTCACTGTTAATCAGGTCTAAGCGATCACTAGCTGCTTTCAGATCCATTCGAGCTGCAGTTAAGTCTTTCTTGATTTTTTCGATTTCAGCCTCAAGTTTCTCTTTGTCTTGCCGGGCCGCTTTCCCTAGAGATATATTTTGCTCTAATACTGTTGCTTTCCTTTGATTGAAATCTAAACGCATTTGCTCAGCTTCTTCTGCAGGCAATTCTTGATGACAAGTTGGGCAGGTGGTTCGATTCTCATCAAACTCAATCGACTTAAGTTCTTTATACTTTTCTAAGTGATTTTCTAGAAAATCGGTCTTTTCTTGAATGGCTTGATTTGTTCTGTATTCACTACTTTCAAGCTCATTTACTTTTGAACGTAATAAGTTGACGGTTTTTTGTTGCTTGTTTAAATCTTCGGTCAAAGTGGCTGTAGCAGCATTCGCATTAGTAATAAAAACCGCTCTTTGATCAGCAAGTTTAACTTTCAAGTCAGCTTGCTTTTGTTTTAGTTCAACCAATTCTGTATTAACTGCTCCAGTCTTTGCCTCTACAAGCCAAGACTCCTTTTCGCTTATCAGCTGATTCATTTCATCGATATCTTTTTGAATGGCAGTTTGAGTCCGATCGCCAAGGTTTAGGTTCGACTTCATGTCAGTGACTTCTTGAATCCGTGCCGGCATACCATCAATATTTTGCTTGATTTCAGTCTTTCGGCCTTTGAGAATTTTCTTTATTTCATCAATCGAATGATCACCTAGAAATGTATTTATTTCCTTTAGTTCAGAATCAGAGTCAATAATTTGTTGATCAGTCAAACCAGTGAAGTCAATCAAAATTTCACGGCGCTCTTTCCAATTTAAGGACATAAAGAAAGATGAACTAGAAAGCATCTGTAACGATAAATCTCCGCCTAGTTTTTCGAGGAAAGACTTCCAGTCCTTCTCTTTGATTGGCACGGAATCAATAAAATATTTTGTAGTGTCGTTTCCGCGAGTCTTTTCAAGCTCTCCTTTTTTTGTCGTCCATTTTTCCTCTTGAATTCGTTTAAGCACTGTTACTTTTCCATCGATGATCATTTCAGCTTCCACTGTTGGCTCTAAACCTAATCGCTCCTGATTCTGTTCATCACGTGGCTTAGGATTAATTTTTGCTCCAGTAGTATCTTTTCCGAAGAAAAGCCATTGAAGTCCATCGCTGAGTGTCGTCTTTCCCAACCCATTACGACCGCTGACAACTGCAGATGTGCCGTTCAATACAAGTTCAAAGTTTTCTAATCCTTTGAAATGCTTGTACTTGATTTTATTGATTAAAATTTCAGTCATGTGTTAAACTCTCCTTAGATGTATTCTTATTTATTGCTTACTTCGTTGGCAGACGAGGTAGGCTCTTTTTTTGTTGCAATCAATTCCCCTTCTTGGGTGAAATATTGGTCTGTTCGCTGACCGCTAACAATAACTGTGGTTAAAATCAAACTAACTTGTTTCGATTCAATAGAAACATCTGGTTGATTTACAGCTGGTCCATTCATTAGAACCTCCTCCTTTTTCTTTGGAACATGAGCAAAACGAGCATCGTTAAATCTAGTCATTGATTCTTTAACTTTTACACTGGTAGTTCCTTGTATAGGAGCTTCGGTTATTACACCTTCTTTTCTTAACCTTGAGATTTTCGCGTAGACTTGTTGGAGTTGTTTCCTTACAAGACGAGCAAGCTCATCGTAATTACAAACGAATCCATTCGAATCGAATTTCACGTGGTCAAGAATCAATTGGATTTCTTCATCTGTCCACCTATTTCGAATACTTTTGACTTTCCCTGAATTTTTTAATCGGTGTACTCGACTAACTACTGAGTTTTCAGTCCTTCCGAGGTGCTCTGCAATTTCCGAGTGGGTAGATCCGTTTTTTCTCATGGCAATAAGCCGATTGTCTTCTTCCTTTGACCAGGGTTTCCCAACAGTATCAAATGATTTAGAACGATCTATTTTGGGAAGCTCTTCTGATCGTTGCAGATAGTAAACTTTACTTCGTACCGATTGGGCAGAACGATTTAGTTTTCTTGCCATTTCAGCAATGTTTAAAACTTCATTGGTTTCTGCCAGTAAGGCATGCTTCTTTAAATATTGGATTTCTTTTGTGGTCCAGTTTTTCGCCAAATTGATCACCTCCCACTAGCTCTACTTCGAAGATCGAACTCGAACTCCTCAGTCAATAAGAGATTTCCTCCCATGCCCGCAATAAGTAGAATCTTGATCCATACTGGTATAAATCCAGTTGTTGCGGCACCAACGCCGATCACCGCCATTAGAAGTGTTAATCGACGTAGCCAATATATTTTTTTCATTTTTATTCCTCCATCCTCGCAAGCATTTCTTTAAATCCCAGAAATGTTTTCTCTTCGACATCAAGCTCGCCAATTTCACAGCGTCGGACAATGTCTGACATAATGCTTTTTGGTATAGCAACAAGCCCGTCTACAATCTGAAATTCGCCATCTTCATACGGTGTATACAACGGATGATAAACACCTTTTGTTTCTGCAATACTTCCATGCGGATTATCATAGTTTCGAAATCTAAAATAGGTTTCAATTTGCATAAGCGTGTCTTTATCGCAATTGTTCGCATCAAGAATTGCTTGGATATCTTGAATGACTTTTTGTGACACGTACCAAATGCCATCTTGCTGAGTAAATTCTTTAACCGGATAATGTTTAAACAACGGGTAAGCTCTCTTGAATTCCTTTAAAGTATCGTAATGTTGCTTATATTCTGCGATAACCCCTTGATTTAATGCTTTATCAGTTGGATTACCAGTTGGAGTCAACATGCCATCAGTCACCATCATTTTGTATACTCCCTCTTTTGTGGCATCGATTCCTTGATTGACGATGAATTGATACGCTTGTTCCACTAGTGGCGGGTAAATAACTCTCATTGATATCTCCTCCTATTTGTCTTTCCATACGCCATACTTGATCGCAAATTCCTTAACCACAGCCAAATAAATTTCAAGAAGCCGTTTCTCACTCGCGATTACATCAAGTTTGTTCGTTTTCTTCAATTTTGATTTCGAAGCACCTTCTCCAGCCATCCTGTTACGAAGGTTAACCAGTCGTCTTTCAATATCTGACCCAGCTCTCCGATCAAGTTCTTGATAAATCTCAGATTGAATTTCTTGATAGGCATCAAAACCACCTTGATTTTTGGCCATCTTTCTAATCAAACGGCGTGCTTCTCTTCGCCAGTCCGTTGTATTAAGTGCGACAATCTCAGTGATGCTGTCTACTTTTGATTCCACACGTTTCGTTTCTAATTCCTGTTTCGCTAAGGACTTGACTACGCTATTCATGAATTGGAGTTCCGGGCTAAGATTCGTTTCGTCAATTTGTGACTTAGGATTGAAATAGTTTTCTTCCAATTCATCGTACATATCCCATGCTCGATCTGTTCCTAACATTTTCGAATGACGACTTGCGCCTTGTTTGGTCCATAAAATAAGTTGATTTGCATTCTTTCCAACAAGGTTACAATTTGTAACGCTGTCCTTAAATCCTTTGAGATCGTCACCTTTCAGGGTAATAAAGTGCTTTCCTTCAATAAATTTTTCTTTGTTGCGGTTAAAATTGGTCTTTATTTGTGTTTCACTAGCCTCGTAAAACTCTGCTAATTGTTCCGTCGTTAATAATCGTTGATTGTACAATTCAATAATTTGCGGTTGATTCATTTTGTTTCCTCCTCCTCTAACCTAGTAACTTCGAGAAATTATTTTCAATGAAATCTAAGGTTTTTGATTTTAAAAAGATATACTTGTCTCCTCCGCCTTGTTCGTAATGAACAAAGCCTCCATGTCTAATGTCTAGGTGTCTTTTAAACTTTGGATTTTTTAAGACCTCATCTACTACCCATTTTTTAGATCTGTTCAAGCGATCCGCGACTTCTTCAAGCGTCATTGTGTCTCCTAAATCATTTGCTTTTTTCAGTTCTTCATATTCAATTCTTGCAATTATTACACAATCTTCTGGAATTGGTATCTTAGCTTCCAAATACTGCATCATTTCTCGGCCCTCCTTACCAAAACGAAGTTATTTAAATAGTTTCTTCATGTTTTCCTTCATAATAACGAGTAAACTCGTTTTTAGTTCCAAAAAAAATATCTGTTGGATTTACTAAGTAAATTTGTGGAATCATTTGGACATATTTCTGCTTTACTTTACTTGAATCATTCTCCCAACTAGCAACAGTTTGCGGATGAACGCCAAACTTTTCAGCTGCTTCCCTCTGGGATAACCCGACTAAAACACGTGCAGCCTCTAGTGAAATTTTTTTACTCATTTGCTTACGCCTCCTTTCGATAAGACAACTATAAACGAGTAAACTCGTTTCGTCAACAATTTTATCGTTATTTTCTTAAAAAAACGAGGTTATTTTAGAGCGTCCCTCTTGAAAAAAACGAGAAAAGTCGTTAGAATTCAATTATCGATTATAAGAAAGGAGCTTCAAATAACATGGGCAGACCACCAATCAGTAGTTTTGAAAAACAACTTAGAAATGAGATAGCAAATAATTTGAAGAGCATTACGAGGGGCATGACTCAAGCACAGATTTCAGAACTCACAGGAATACCTACTTCTACTCTCTCAGGATATTTTGCAAAAAGATCAACGATCAAAGAAGAAAACTTAACTAAGATCGCAAAAGCCTTTAATGTAGACAAAGCTGACATTGATCCTAGACATTCCAGAAACTATAATTTCATTGATCTGAAAAAAGAAATTGTTGAAGAGTTAAACGAGGCTAAAAAAGGTATTACAGGTGATGATTTCGTGAGGTTAGCGGATAAAGCTAATTCTATGGGAATAGGTCTATCTTCAATGACCACGGATAGAGGAAATTCAATCACTGCTTTGTATCACGATGCACATGATTATAATTACTTTGATGCAAATATTTCTGCTGGCGCTCCTTCGACTGTAGAAGCTTTTGATGAAGATCACGTTGAACAGATCGCAATCCCAGATATGTTAATGGGAAAATACGCCGGTTGTTCAGATATATTTTTTACAACTATAAACGGGGAGTCTATGAATAATATAATCCCTAACAGATCAATGCTCGCCGTAAAAAAAATAGATTCTGTCTATGATTTAGAAAATAATGACATTGTAGTCTTTAGTAATGATAACGAGTTTTCTGTTAAACGTTTTATTAATGACAAAACGAATGAAAGAATAATCTTCAGGCCTGATTCAAATGATATTTCGTTCACTGATATTGTAGTTAGTTACTCGGAAGCTGAGAACTTAGTTGTTTACGGGAAAGTAATTGTTTATGTAGTTCAAGTTTGATAGACAAAAAAATACGATTCCCACCCCTCCAAGAGTCAGAATCGTATTGAGATAAAACCTATACAATAGGTTCTTTCGCATGCCTATTGTATCAAAATGAAGGGATTGATTCAATGTGGCGAATTTTGTAAAACGAGGTAAATCATGGCAATATGAGATTTCTTATAAGAAAAAAGATGGTAAATATGCAAAACTGCGCAAAAGCGGATTTCGTACAAAAGCTGATGCAAAAGCTGCAGCTGCCGAAATGGAGTTAGAGTTGCATAAGGGATACAACCCAGATATGAAGAATATGCTAGTTTCTGATTATTTCGCCACTTGGATGAAAAATTATAAAAAGGATGAAGTTTCGGAGAGAACTTACGGTTGCTACAAGCATACTTTAAACAATATAAAAAAATATCTTCCGACTACTTCTTTAAGCGAGGTCACAAAAAAAGATTATCAAGAGATGCTTAATGAATTTGCGGAGTCTCATGCAAAAGCAACAACAAAGAGATTCCATACGCATTTTAGAGCCATGATGCTCGATGCTTTAGATAATAAAATTGTACTTAATGATGTAACCCGAAAACCTGTAATTAAGGGTAAAGTAGAGACAAAGAAAGCCAGTGAAAAGTTTTTAGAACTGGATGAGCTGAAAAGATTGATTCATGACTGTGAAGGAAGATTAGATCCGAGATACACCTCACCTTATCTAATTATTTTAGGGAGCGCGACTGGTGCTAGATTTTCAGAACTAGAAGGGTTAACTTGGGAGGATGTTGATCTAAATGCTCAACTAATCGATATAAATAAAACATGGATACTTAACCAGGGGTTCGCTCCGACAAAGAATCCATCGTCAAATAGGATTATTGACATTGATAATCGCACGAATGATTTATTGAAAAATTATAAGAGGGAACAGAAAGAATTGTTCGAAGAGTTAAAAATTGATAATGAGAATAACTTAGTTTTTTTCAATTATCGAGATGGAGTTATTTCTTCCAGTGCAGTTAATAAAGAGTTGAAAAAAATACAGTGCCAATTGGATATTAAGCAGCCGATCACTTTTCACGGTTTGCGACATACTCATGCTTCGATTTTACTCACACAAGAAATTAATCTAATATCTATCGCTGAACGGTTAGGTCACAAAGATACTTCAGTAACCCAAGAAGTTTACTCTCATATTTTAGATGAATTGAAAAGGAAGAATCGACCTAAGATAGCTAAGGCCATAGATAGCATTTATGGTTCGAATTCCAAAAGGGACGCAAAAAATACGGATGCTCCAATCTCTACGCCTTAAATTGTTCGGAAATATTTTCCGATTTTGGCAAAAACACGGTGATTTCCGATTAAAAACCATAGCCAATTTTTGTGCCAAAACTTTAAAAAACTGGTTCTTTCCAGATTTAAAGAACGTTGATTTAATCACGTTTCTTCTATCTGATTCTACCTATTTCTACTATAAATAATTTCTCCTGTGATGTCAAAGAAACCGATAGAGACTTGAGTCTCTATCGGTTTTTCTTTATTATTTTATTTTCGTTTTCACTGCTTTTGGTGCCACAAGTAAAACACACATTGCTAATCCCAATACGATGAAAAGTACTGCCCCCATGACATTCCCTTTCGTGAGCATCGCAAAGGCGATCGTACCGAAAAGACTGGCAACGGTTAAAACGATGCCTGATTTTTGGATTCCCGTCAGTTTGGCGAAAGTATTTCTAAAACCGATCGTCAATAATAATGAACCAACAAATGAAGCGAACCCAAAAACGATGTGACCAACTAAAATAAGATTTTCCAT